GTGGTCTGCTGAGTGGACTGGATCTCCGCGGAGGGGGGCGCAATGGACGGCTGCGTGTTGAGCGGATCGCCACTCGCCTCCTGGGTAGCAACAGGCTCCTCGGGGAGCAGGGGCTCAGTCTCGTCAAAGTAGGTCGGCATGGGCTGTCCTTACGGGAATCGGGGCTGTGGCCCCACGTAGATCGCCACCACGGGCACTAGGACCGCCGCGGCCACTGCATTGCCACTGTACAGCTTCAGCAGGTGCTGCTGGTCTGCTGCGTCAATCGTACCGTCTGCTATGGGCAAGACGAGCAGAGATGCTGACGCGAACGCCAGCGCCGATGCCCGCTTGCCCGCAGAGTCAATAGCCATCAGGGACCACTCTCCACTTCGCCCTTCGTGATCACGCCGAGCGCGTCGGCCACGCTAGCCTTCTGGTCAACTGTCGTCGCGTCATCGTTGTAGAGTTGGTAGGTCGTGGCGTCCTGATCGGATTTGTTGCGCCACGCCTTGTAGAGATACCCCACCTTCGTCGCCAGCGTGACCGTTGCACCCGGAGCAGCCTGCCCAGGCTCCGCGAACGTGTCCACGTTCAGCACATCCAGCACCTCTGCGTTGACATCGCTCTTCGCGGTGGCCCCGAGGCTTCCTACAGAGCCCGTCACGTTGCCACCCACGTTGCCCGTGACGCTTGCGGCCACGACCGCACCGCCGCCAACGTTGTACGTGTTGCCGTCGCAAGCGGCCTCTAGGTTGTCGGCTGCGGTGGAGTCGCCGCTGATCTCGATGACGTTGGCTGGCATCTTGGTAAGCCCGAGCGCCGCCGAGTCCTGCGAGTCGTAGTCCACGAGATCGACCTCTTGGTGCGCCGGGTGACACCCGCTGCACGTCACCGTCAGGATCACCTTGTCCACGCCCGTCACAAACGCATCATCGGGCCAATCGACGCGGTATAGGCCAGGACACTGTGTAGCATCGACCTCGATGGCCTTGTTGTTCTCGTGCGCGGCATCTACGGTAGCCAAAGCCGTGGCGTCAGTCTTGGAGTGCGCCGCTCTCGCCCGCGTGTACGTGATGTCGAGGTTGGTGATGGTCAGACCCGTCTCCGGGGCACCCGTCGAGGAGTCGCCCAGAAACACGTAGGTCGTGATGTCGGTGGCACCCTTCTTGACGATCACAGTTGCCTCCCGCCCGTCAGGGCCATGTTCACGATGCCACCGCTACCTCCGCCTGCGCCGTCGCAGCCTGCTCCGGTGTGGCCTTTGAGGTCGGAGACTTCGAGTGGTTCAGCCATCAGGGTCTCCACCAGGGTTTACGGGGGCGTCGGTCGATGATGTCGGACAGGGTGCGCGAGCACCCCACGACGGTGGTGTCCGGGTGGGCGTCGGGCGCGATCTCTACGTCGGTGCAGGTGAGGTGACAGCCCTGGAGGATCACGGGTGAGGGGCCACGCAGCACCAGGCGCTTGCGAACGTCGTGCTCGAACCGGACCCCGGTGAGGATGATGGACCCGACATCGGCGCCGGAGCCGATCTCCAGGTCGCCCGTAGTGCGCTCCACGCTGCCGCCGTGCCAGGTGACGTTGGCCGCCCGGATGCGGAGCGGCCCGCCCCGGACGTGGAGAGCGGAGAGCGTGATGGCGCTCGGCCAGGTGTCGCGACCGTCCGTGGCCTCGGCGCCGATCCAGAGCCCGCCCTCGCCGCAGAGCACATCCCGCACGGTGGACAGGTAGGCGTTGCGGAGCCAGAGCCCGCCGATACTCAACCGCTCCAGCACGACCCGGCACTGACCCACCTCCAGGGTGTCGATGCGCGCCGGGCCGTACCAGGGCGAGCCGTCGCCGTAGACGCGGCAGTCACGGCGCACGATGGTCGCGGGCTCCGGGGTCCACAAAGAGACGAGGTAGCCGTTGCCGTTGAAGGCGTCGGCGTCGATGCGGTCTTGAAGTGTCATCATTCCTCGAAGTAGATCGTTTCGTCAGCCACGCTCGCAGGGGCAGAGCCGCCTACCTCAATCGCGTAGAACTTGCGTACTGCGCTGGTGGTCAGGTTCGTCAGGTACATCCCGCCGTAGTTGCTGACGCTCAATGCGTACCTCGTACCGTTCGGTGCCGTCAGGACGAGCCGGTTTGCCGCCCCCAGCCTGACGTAAGCCATGAAATCCTGACCTTCATCCACCTCTCCAGTGTACTTGGTGAAGGTGCCATCGCCTTCGACAAGTTCTGGTGCGAACCACACATGGTAGTTGTAGGCCGTGCCGCGTGTGATCGTGATGTCCTGCTGCCGTTCGGTGCGACAGTCCACTCGAGTGCTGGACACGTAGGTGACGCTGTCGAAAGACTCGCCGCCGACTGCGTCATGCTGGATATGGACTCGCACGTAGGGGGTAGCCCTGGACGCACGGACACGCACCACGACATCGTCACCAGAGTCGCGCACGCCCAGGACCTCGACTCTGGGCTGCTCGTCCCAGTGAGACGACACGTACCGCATGAGCCTGTTGTACCAGGACTCCTGTCGCGACAATCCCTCGAAGGCTCCCACACTACAATGCCTCCATCAGCGGCTCTGCGATCATCTCCAGCGCAGAGATCTTGACCGCACCGCTGGTGCTGACCGTGATCTGCAACGTGTTGCCCCGCCCGTTCACCCGCGACTTCATGGACTGTGGCCGGCCACCCGGGGTAGCCTCTGCCGTCATGCTCTTCGCTCTCTGGGGCTCACCATCAGCGTAGACGGTGACCGTCAGGTCAGCATCTGCAAACTGCTGCGACACGACACGCACCGTGCGAGCTCGCTTGCGCCGGATCGGGTCCTCGAAGTAGAACGGCTTGCCCCGGACGGTCAGCAGGATCTCCTGCCCATCGTCAGCAGCAGCAGTAGCGTCATCCGTGTCCCCGATCTCCATGCGCCGCACAAACCCGTCATAGCCGACCGAACACGGTCCAGAGATGACGTTCGAGGCGTCCAGGTCCGCGGTGAACAGAGCCGCGTGGTTGAAGGCCGCGACAGCCAGTGCGAGGTCACCGTTCGTCAGGGCCACGTAGGTGCCGCCCGTTTCCACGATCTCCAGGTTGCCACTCACGACCTTAACCTGGGACTGAGACAGATCGCCCTGCAGGGAGAGGTCGCCGGTCGTGTCGCGGAAGACGCTCAGTGCGCCCGTCTGCGTGTAGATGTCCAGTGCGATGTTCTGGGGCGTGAACTCGGTCGGTGGGCGCCAGCGGAACGTGTAGTCGTTCGTGCCGCCTCCCACGGACAGAGCACACCAGTACTCGTTCTGCTGCGGCCAGTACATGGCGACAGGCATCCGCACTGCGTTCTTGATCGTCGCCCAGGCCACGGTGTCCATGAACGACTGGACGGGCCGGGAGATCAGCGTGATCGCGCCCCCAGGCGTCCAGTACTCGAAGCCACGCTCAGACAGCCAGCACAGGCCCTGGTCGCCGGCGCCCGCGATGCTGCGCGGTGCGATGCAGCCCACCGACCGCGACACGCCGCGGCTCCCAGCCTCCACTTCGAGCGTCTGGAACCCGAACCCCTCAAGGTAGTTCGTGGAGTCGCGCTTGAAGGCGAGCAGTACGGTGCCGATCTGGTAGAGGCCCGTGATTTCAGAGTCACCGTCGTGCGTGGTGACCTGCACAATCAGCCCGTCCGGTGACGCCCAGGTCGCGGGATCGCCCACCTTCGATGCTGCGACCGTGGACCCTGAATGGCCGGCAGCGTACAGCCTGTCGTTGAACACTGCGACGTACTTCGCGCCCGTGGGGGCGTTGGCGAGCGTGCTCCAGGTAGTCCCATCCCATGTGTAAATGTTGGTGGAGCCGTTGGCGCAGATCAGGTAGTTGACTGCTCCAACACGCATCTGCACCAGTGTCCAGTATGCCTGGGTGAGTCCTGTAGCACGCTCCACCCACGTTACGCCGCTGTCCGCGGAGGAGAACATCTTCGCGCCCACGAACGCTATCAACTGCACGGCACCCGCCGCTGTGATGAACTGGGTGCCACCGTAGCCTTGAGTTCCAGACGCCAGGGCAGCGGCGTGCATCCTCTTCGACCCGCTGCGCCGCTCCAACGCATTGCCCCTGTACGAGACTCTGCCGTTCAAGAGCAGAGACACCTCGTTCGGCTGGTACTCCGTAGCGGCGGCGGAATCGTTCATCCCGCCACCGAACGCTACCTGCCTCTCGACCAGGGGCTTCATGGTCAGAACAGCCCGACTGCGTCCAGCAGACCGAGCGAGTCAGGCTTCACCTCGACGTTCGCGGCGATCAGCCGGTCGATGTCGATCTTGCCCGCGATGGTAACCTCCTGCTGGAGCAGTTCCTCGAACGCAACCACGAAGACGGGCCAGTTCTCATGGTCCTGGCTGATCGCTCCACCGTCGCCGTAGGACTTGATCAGCCCGTCGCGTGCCTCCATGAACGTGCCCAGTGCCTCCGCGACCTCGCGCTTGGTCTTCACGATCTCCCAAGCAAGCGCACCAGGCAGTCGATTCTGCGTGATGTCGATCATGGCACCCAGCACCGCTTCCAACTGTCCGTTCGTCATGCGTTCCCCATTGAGTTGAGTTCTGCGACCTCCATGCCCCCCCTAATCGTAGACCGGGATATAGCGAGTG